CATACAGACAATCTAGAGAAACTACCGACGGCCGACCTACCATGGGCACACCCTATGAATCCTATCACGAGTGCAACGATATCAGGCGTGGGGCAAACTCCCCTAGGGCCTGTCGAAGGCACATGGGTTGTAGGTTTCTTTTCTGACGGCGGGGAGGCTCAGACACCTATCATTATGGGGACTTTGCCTGGTGTACCTTCGTCTCTAAGTGCAGACACTATGAAAGAGAATGATGACGGTACGAGTTCGCAGACAAAGGGTTTTCTAGACCCTCTTGGTAACTATCCGAAGTATACAGAGACAGACGTAAATAGATTGGCAGTCAATGCCGAAGCGAACCCTCACCCTACACTCTCCCTACGAAAGGCCGATAGAGACCTTGCAGTAGGGGTAGCCAATGTCGATGCTACTACTGTTGTTGACGATACAGTAGATGCTGATGATGGTAAGTTCTGGGACGAACCTGAGACTTCGTATAATGCGAAGTATCCCCATAACCATGTCTATGAGACAGAGGGCGGCCATATCCGAGAATATGACGATACTGTGGGGGCTAAGCGTATACATGAGCGACATTCGAGTGGCACAGGCTATGAGATAGGAGACGATGGCACACGAATAACGAGAGTCAAGAAAGACAACTATACCATTGTAACGGCCGATGACTATGTACATATACAAGGGGATAGTAAAAAGACATATGACAAGGGCCTACGAGTCAAGGTCAATGCGACAGGCGAAGAAGGTAATAACTATAATATAGAAGTAGGGGCCAAGAGTAATGTAACGATAGAAGTACAAGACGGAGACATTAATCTTATATCCCAGCTGGGCGATGTAAACCTTAAGGCAGGTAAGAACATGAACATAGATGTAGCACAAGCATTAAACATCAAGGTCGGTGGCGCTATCACAGAGACGAGTAAGAGTAAGACAGAGAGTGCAACAGAGACCCATCAGATGAATGCTTCTGAACAAGACATCAACGGTAACATAATTAATCTAAACTAAGAGACATATGTCAAAAACTGGCTAAGACCCGTTTGAGTACATAAGGGATCTGTTTTGATTTAGATAACGACTATAGAGGAGAATACAATGCTGACGATACTGATGGAGGGTGCAAATGACGAAGAGCCCTTTAGTAAACACAATAAGCAAATGGATGTTTAGGTTATACATACTTTGGTCTATCTGTGCTGATATTACTATCATAGGTGGACTTGTTTATTACTTTTTCTTTTACTAAATAGTATTGAGTACACTCTAATTCTGAGCTATGCTCGTTTAGAGTTTATTCACAATTTTTTTTGGAATATAGAAAAAGGAGAATATATGGCAACTGCTACTGACTCTAGAGCTGCGGCTCTACATAGACATTTAGATACACAGATAGGTAATCTAGAACGTAAGAATTTTCACAATCGAGAACTCATCAAAGACCTCAAGAAACAGAAATTAAAGATAAAGGATAGATTATACAGTCTTTCTCTACGAGAAGCAAAGCGTAGTAAGAAAGAAACACAATCGAGGTTTAAAAATATACAGCTCGATTTATTCAACAAAGGCAAGTCATAGTATATAAGTATTGGGTGGGGGTCGGGAGACTGACCCTCCTCCATGGAAAAATCTTCTAAAAAAATTCTCTGGAAAAATCTCTTATAAATATTCATATGAAAACATTTAAACAAGTAGAGAACATTGATTGTCTTTGTGAGGAAACTTATAAAGACTTAGAGATTACAGAAGCTGAGTATCAAGGTAAGAAGGTGAAACTGAATGACCCGATACGAGGTGGTAGTAAGAAGTTCTATGTTTATGTAAAGAATCCTAAAGGTAACATTATCAAGGTTTCCTTTGGTGATACGACAGGCCTCTCTATCAAACGAGACGACCCTGCTCGAAGAAAGTCTTTTCGTGCTCGTCATAATTGTGATACAGCAAAAGATAAGACAACAGCAAGATATTGGTCATGCTATCAATGGCGTGCAAACGCTCCCGTCAATAACTAATCCCTTATAAATATTACGACTAAATTATGAGCTATTGCGAAGCGAGATATCAAAATTTTAATACCTCAAATTAAGGAGAAAACAATATGATAAAATATATTGCTGTCGCTATGACAGTACTATTCACTACAGCTGTTTCCGCAGCTGAAGTTATACCATACGGTACCTTTAACTACAAGTGGTCACATGATGAAAACGCCTCTGGTGTTGCCTATGATAAGCTTGAAGATAACGGTTCGTTAATCGGTGTCGAGATAATCGACCTCGGTGTAGAAGGTGATACAATACTTGGTTTTGCTAAATTAGAAGTTGGTGTGGATACAGATGATTCTGGTTCAGACACTTTTGATTCAAGACTGGCATATGTAGGACTTGATACAGAAATGGGAGACCTTTCAGTAGGTCGTCAATCACACCCTTATACAGATAATGTTGCTACACGAGCTTCTATCTTTAATGTATATGGTGGCAATTCTTCATTCTCTTACGGAACAAGAAGTTCAAACTCATTAGCATATTCAAACAAAATAGGTCCTGTATCTATTGACGCTTTGACAGTTGTTGATGGTTCTTCTGGCGAAGATAATGGTATGGATTCTTATGAATGGTCAGCGTCTGCTGATGTTCTAGGAAGTAATGTGTCAGCAGGTTATGCTGATGACATTGTAAACGACATATCATACTACGGTGTAAGTGCAGAAACAAGTTTAGAAAAATTAACAGTATCGTCTAGTTACACAATCAAAGACGCTGCTACAGATTTAGCTGCTTGGGAAGTAGGTGCGAATTACAGTATTCTATCTGTCGGTTATGGTGATAAAGAAAATACAGGAACTTATACTACTGTTGGTCTTGCAAAAGATTTAAACGATAGTCTAACTGTATATGCCGAAGCTGAGATGGCAGACAATGATGGTTCAGCAGTTGATACACAAAAGTGGTCAATCGGAACTAAATTTACATTTTAAATAAACTAGATGGTATCCCCTATTTTTAGGGGGTACTATCATATGCAGACACCTCAAAGAACCGCCTGAGCGGCGGCTATGAGATTCTTTTTCCTAGTCTTTTCTAATTTTTATTGCGATTGTAGAGGTATTCATTGAGGGCCTCTTCCCACCTTGAACCGTATTCTGTTCTGAAATAACGGACCACATTTGGGTCCACATTATCATTATTAACAAAATAAGAGAAAGTTGGAAAGCGAATGGCGTCAATGATACCTTGTATAAGTTGTACCATTTTTTACCTTTCATTCAATAATATATAGATAAGTTCGCCATCGGTTTGCGTTGTTCATCCTATACGCTTGATATGCATTTTTGATATAGTATCTTTTGATACATTTATATACTACATCTATAATTCTTAATTCTTATAAGTACTCATGTATGTCCCTCCAGAAACCCACCTAAGCTAGCTTGGAGCGAAATGAATAAACAACAACGAACATGGATAGTACTATCTACAATAAAACCAAATCGCATGGTAAAGATAGATACTTATGAATATGATAGTCTAGCAGACGATATATTAAAAGATAAAATATCCTATCAATCTCTAATAGAAATTTTTAACGATAAGATATATTGGAAGTGGTTTAAGAGTTGTTATATTTCTCAATCAAAGGAGATTTAAGTTCAGGCTGATTGCCTTGATAATGGTCTTGCGATAATTGTATTATAGCATAATGTATAACTTTCATCAAGTCATTTTTATTACGGCCTTCTTTCTTGCCATATCTCTGAGCATACTTTAGAATATTGCCCATACAGAAACCTGTACCGTGGCCTTGGTCTATGATAATCTCAGTTGCCTGATAATTTTTAGTTTGAGCATAATGTGAGTCATATGTTTTATTCACATAGTCCATTATATCATTTACAATTATGTTTTCTTTAAATTTATAATCTATTGTCATCTTGTCTTCCTTTCACTATATTTTGTTTCATTATTAATTTTTGAGTTTTAGATAGTTTAGGATTAATAAATCCTTTAACTTTGTTTTGTATCTTTGATGGCGATAAACCAAGCATAGTACAATAATTAAGAAACGACCAATGGTGTTCACTTTCTTTATTAAGTATCCAGTCTATTGCTTCGACCTTATGTTTTAGATACCTGGGTCTCTTGCCCATGTACATAGTATCCTCAACTGCTTGAGTTAGTATTGCCGTAATAAATTTTTCTTCACCTATCATTATATATCCTTTTCAATTTGTGAGAAGTATGCCCAGTATTGGTCACCGTTCTCGGTTACATATCCGATAGAGCCATTATAACCCATGTCGGTATCATATTCTTGTACTTGTATACCATTCTCACCTGCAGGATCACTTGTCGTTAGGGCGAGAGATATATCAGTTATCTTACCTTCTCTTGGTAAAATGTTTCTAGTATTCACAGATACTTTATCATCTATTTTAATTAACACTTACTATCTCCTGTAAATTAACATCTATATTAAAAGAAACTTGACTTGCAAGTTTTGGCCACTTAGAAACAAAAGTAGTTACAAATTCATCTCTTTGTTCCTGAGTCATAGTAGCGATAACCTCAACAAGGTTATCAGCTAAAACTTGATTCATTGGATCGTTAAAGTTATCGTCTATCATGCAGCCTCCATCAAAGAGTATGGTACTCTCCATGTTCCACCAAGGTTAGTATCCTTGATAACTGCTCTTGCAGGATTAGTTTTGACAATAACACCAGGTCTCTTACGACCATTAGTTCTACCGAAGATGACATGGTCACCCACTTTGAAGTTAGCAAAAGAGCCTTTTCGTGCTTCTTTGATTGCCATTTCTATTAACAGTAAAGCGTCTTTGTTTTCTGGATTCTTGATAAAGTCAAGAATGTCAGGTACATTGTTAAATTGTAATTTCATAATATAGTTCCTTTCGTTTAGTTTAAGTATAATGGACCAGTCCATTGTATTGGGTAGTTTCCTTTAAGAACATTACCTCTTGGTTG